AATCAAGCAGGAGAAGGATGGGATATTAGCTAGTCTTGATGGTAGATGCAAATTCCCGAACTCTCTTGGTACCTTCGCTGTAATTGAGATGAAAGCCACCACCATTAGAGACCCAGATCCAACCCAGCATTGGGAGAGAGACCATCAAGCCAGGTCCTACTGCTACATCGAGAACACAACCTTGGCATGGTTCCTAATGCTACACGGGACCAGCCGACCTCCCGATTTCCAGCCCTATCTCTACCAGGTTGAGTATGAACAGTGGGAGTTGAATGAGACCTGGGAGATGGTATTGAGAATGCGGGATTATATGAAAGAACGACAACAAGGAGGATAAGACAATGGACTGGGGATGCTGCGACCAACCCAACCTTCAATGGAACTTTATGGGAAACACTGCTGATTTAAAGTGTGAGGCGTGTGGTGAGTCTTGGACGCCGGTACACACTGATCGGCCTCTCCATACTGAGGCCCTTTCCAGTAATGGCACCAACCCTCTTAATGATGGCACCTACCAAGCCGCTTGGAAGACCCTCCTAACTCGAATCAGTGAGAAGACCAGTTGGGGTAAGAACCTGCTTCGGGATGTGATGTTGGACTGCTTAACCAACCCCGATCCCGCTGAGCATCCTACCCCTAATACCCCTAATAGCGTGGATGGCATGGTTGATTTAGCGGTGGAGGTATTCAATAGTCCCAAGGTAACGGTTGAGGACCCCGACCAGATTAATCCTGAGGGCATTAATCAATGACCCAACAAGTACAACCTCAGGCTGATCCATTACAGCTCCAACAGTTAATCAACTTGGGGTTCACTAACATCGCTGCTCCTATACCCCAACGTGTAATTGCTAAGGTTGCAGGCCCTGAGAAGTCCGGTAAATCTCACCTAACCCTCACTGCCCCTGAACCAATCATCTTCATCAGCATCGATATTGGAACAGAAGGGGTGGTTGAGAAGTTCCAATTAGCAGGTCGGCAGGTCTACGTCTATGATCTCAAGGTTGAAAGAGGCATGTCTCCTGCCGACTACACACTAGCTTGGACCAAGGTAGACACCATCATAGACACTGCTCTTAAAGTCGGCAAGGGGACCATTGTCTTTGATACCTGGACTGAGATGTATGAGTTGGCAAGATTAAAGCATTTCGCAGGTCGGATGGATAAGGTGATGCCTCAAGAATACCCAGTTGTTTATGCTGACTTGAGGGATAAGATCCGCCGTATCTACGAGAGCCGGCATATGTCAGCCATGCTCCTTACCAAGATGGCTCCTGACTTTAACACCAAACTGTTGGTCGAGAAGGGGTTTGGTGATACTGATTTTCTAGTCCAGGCCAACTTTACCACTAGCCGAGTGGATGTTCAGGATCCGGCAACCGGTGCCTATCATCCCAGCTTTAAGGTAGCGGTTAGGGATTGCCGACAGAACCCGATGTTGAATGGGATGGTGTTTCAGAACGATAGCCCAAACGGGGATCAATTTAATATGGAGCAGATAATCTGGCTTATTCATCACTGGTCACCTAATGGAGGGGTGTAGATGCCTGATTTAGATAAAAATCCTATTAGTAGTTTCTGGAAAGGTGACATGCATGCCGCTGGTAAGAAGGGAGCTGCATCCCGAGCGGCGACTATGGCTGCAAGGACTCACTGTAAACATAACCATGAATATACTGAGGAGAACACAGGTAGGCAGGTTAGGGGTGGTAGGGAGGTTCGGTTCTGTATTCAGTGTTACGAGGATCGGAAGGAGGCTGCTAAGATTGGTAAGAGGGTCGAGTTATGAAACACGTTGACGTGGATGTATTAGGTGATGATGAGGTTGCTGCACACATACTTCAATTATTGACCACTAATCCTAAAGGAGTGAATGAGGTTGATATCCTAACATACGTTCGTTGGATTGAGGAGCTAACACTCAAAGCGGCACTTTTGGAATTAGTTAAAGAAGGTAGAGCAAAGGTCCATTTCGAGAATGGGGAAATAGTTCTCACACATCAACCAGTATGATTTACCTCACCACTGCTCCTAACGACGCTGACCTAATCCCCATATTTGGAGACATCTGCGACCCAATTCCCATCCCTTATGGCGATTTTAACTTCGAAGGCAAGTGGTGGGAGAACGAACCCATCTGGGTATGGGGTGAGCGGAAGAAGATTGGTGACATGGTAACCTGTATCCAATCCTCAGGACGTCTCTTAAGACAGGTACAAGATGCAAAGGAAGCAGGATTCAGCCAGTTCTTCATCATTTTTGAAGCCATCTTCAGGTGTAGCCCAATCAACGGAGCGATCCAAACAAGGCGAGGAAAGAACTGGGTTGATTACCACATTAATCCAACTAATCCAGATTCATTGGTCGTTCCTTATAAGCGAGTGGTGGATTTCCTCAACCAGCTTGACTACTATTGTGGGATTAGGTATAGAATCACTGCTGGCCCCAGAGACACTGTTCGGAAGGTACTTGACCTCTACCAAATGTTCCAGACTGCACCTGAGGACCACGGCAGTCTCAAGCAGTTTGAGACAACAGCCGATCCTGGAGGAGCCGCCTTTCTCACCAAACCTGGTCTGGTTCGACGAGTGGCAAAAGAACTCGACAAGGTTGGGTGGGATCGATCTAAAGGGTTTGAGTTAGAGTTTGAGAACCTGGCCGATATGTGTAGGGTGATTGGGGAGGGGGATGTGAAGCGGCTCCAGAAAGTGCAAGGGGTGGGGAAAGGGATAGCACAATCGATCCTAGACGAAGCTCACAATCAGAGGTGGGAATGATGTTAGGATCACGGAAAGCTTGCCCACGACCTGACTGTAACGGTCTAATGAAAGTGAATCCCAAGACTCTTTTATGGGAATGCCCAATGCCGACGTGCGGTGTTACCAGGAAGATTAAATAGGGGTAATAATGGACATAGTAGAAAGCCTGAAGTGGCCGGTCACGTTCATAATCATCGCCCTGATCGTTTGGTGGGGTTGGAAGGCTAAATGAGTATAGAGAGTCCGGTTAAAGGCGAGATGCAACGAGGACCAGATCTTCAGGCTGCTGGTGTTCCTGGTAATTTCAGTAAGTCTCACAAGTATATATACGGGGTGTGCAAATGTGAGGATGCCAAATGGGTACAATATCGGGCCGACCAAATATCCCCTGACAGGAATGGAAATAGGGAGTGCAACAGGTGCAGGATCAAGAGGCAGGCTAAAATGCTTCCTGATTCCAAGAACCACACGCCGATGGGAGCTAATCCAGGGAGAGTAGTGCCTAAGAGAGGATGGAGCGGATGATACATCGGATTAGAGTATGGGGAGCAAGGTGGAGATTATTCAGATTGTGGCTAAGCCAAGTAATCGACCCTTATGAGAAATCGGGGTGAACTTCTTCCCTCTCTACCAGCAGAATCGAGCCTGCGTTGAATGCGGGCTCAGGGATTTGTGTCAGGGGCCAGTCCCAGCAGAAGGCCCACCCCAAGTCCGGATTGTTATGGTGGGTGAATCCCCTGGTGAGGGTGAGGACAAGACAGGCCGTCCATTCCAGGGTCCAGCGGGCCAGTTTTTAGATCAGTTATTCGACTGGTACCTTCACCAAGTTGGCATCCACCGAGATCAAGTCCTCATCACCAACCTGGTCAAGTGCCAACCCCCTGACAACGATTTTGACATAGCTAGAGAGCACAAGGCCCACACCATCTGCCCCTCCTTATGGTTAGAGAGGGAATTGGAACTAGCCTCCCCTCAAATCGTTGTGGCCTTAGGTGCTCAAGCGGCTCGTTACCTTCTTAAGAACTACCGCTTCTCTATGGATTCTGACCATGGCTTTCCCCGTGTTGTTGTGGACCGCATCGTCTTCCCAATCTACCACCCCGCTAGCGGATTCCACGACACCCGCAACCTCAGAAATACTATGGCTGATTTCAAGGCCCTAGCTGGATTAATATCTAGATTGGATGAGGGACAGTCTATTTCAGACGCGGTTGCCAACTCTATACCTTACGACTTCTGGGCTGGGAGGGAGAAATATCATTTAGTAGAGACAACCGAACATGCTCTCCAACTCCTCTCCCAACCCTACTATGCCATCGACACCGAAACCATTCCCACCCCAGAAGGTCAAAAGCTTTGGTCAATCCAGGTCTCATCTCAACCAGGTACTGCCTACTTCATACCAGCCTATCTTGTCCCTGATACCCAAACAGCTATCCCCGACACCTCCGTAGTCTTAGTTCACAACTGGCTCTATGATCAGCAGTTCATCAACATCCCAACCTTCATCGACACAATGATTATTGCCTACTTAATCCAATACCCTCTTGGACTTAAAGACCTAGCTTGGCGTCTCTGTGGTATGGAGATGCACGACTATAACGAATACACCCGTCCCTACCGCCGTGACAAGGCCCTAGCCTATCTCCGTAAAGCCTCCCGCATCGATTGGGGTCCAGCCATCAAACTGGATCCTGAGTGGATTTGGGACAACAAACAGAAAGGATTGGTTCAGAAGCATAAGAGACCGACTAAGCTTAACCGGAAAATCCTAGACCGCATGGAGAAAGCCCTCAACGATCCTGACTATGATCCTTATATCAAATGGCGAGACGTGGATTCAAGAGAGAAAATAAACCTTGAAAAAGAAATGGGACCTATGTTGGACGCTTCTCTTGAAGATGCCCCCTTTAATGATGCCTTATTTTATTCCTGCCGCGATCCTGATGCTACTTTCCGCATCGCGCCGATACTTATGGAAGAAGCCAAAAGGTTAGGGGTAGACCGTATCCTCTTCGAACTCGATCTCCCTACCCTCGAATTTGCTCGGGAAATGATGGACGAAGGGATGGGAGTTGATGAAGAAAGGCTGCGGGATCTCTCCGAACGATGTATTGAAAGGATGAAGGGAATCGTCTCCAACATGGTAACTACGCTAGCAACCGCTCAACAAGAAGGTCAGCTTGATTATACCCAAATCCTACCCTTCATTACTCCAGACGGCCTTGACTACCGATTCAATCCCAACTCATCCGACCAAACAGCCAAGAAGATCTTAGGCTGGAACAGTAATGGAAAACAACCAGAGACCAAAGAGCGGCAACTTCAGTTAACTAAACACCTTGTCGATCCTTTCATCGTTGATTACCGCCAGACAGCCAAAATCC